CTCAAGATGACAGATGAGGAAACAGTTTCCACATCAACTTATCAAGCGGTATCTCGTTATCTCTAATTAGATAAACGACCTGAGTATGTCGCTAAACTGCTCACGCCTCTCCCCCTGGTTCAATCCAAGATCATGGATCTAATCCATAAATTTGGCTAAAGTCCCCTGGGGGAGTGGCACCTAATTTGTCAGCGGTACCCAGTATAATTAAATTAACCAACAAACAGAAAGAGGGCCCCCATGGACCAACCAGTAATAGACAATCACTACATGACACGAGAGTTTTTAGAAACTACTCTTGTTCAAAACAAAGCACGGATTGATGAATTAGAAAAGCACATTCAAACAGTAACTCAGCGCTCATACGGCGAGGCTGCAGAGCGCAACCGTATGCGTAACGAAATGCAAGAGTGGACCTTAGAAGCAATGGAGCACGGTACCATTGATGAAAGCACTGCAGAAGAGATTGCAAGCATTTGCGGCTTTGAGTTAACAAAAGAATTTGAATTAGAAGTTACAGTTCAATATTCAATTACAGTCAATGCACGTGATGAAGAGAGTGCACAGAATGCAATTCACGATATCGATTTTGATTCTGTATCATATGGTGAAGAGGTAACTTATTTGTCATCCAGCGTTGACAGAATAGATATTTAGTAGGGGGCTACTAATAAACCTGAGCATGTTTTTAAACTGCTCACCCACTTCCCTCAAAAATTTCCTAGGGGGCAAAAGTTATCCACAGGTTATCCACATGACCAACATCACATGTGTTTACGATCACATTAAAAAAATGTCCGATTTGCCCTTGTTTAACTATCCCGATTTGCATTTGTCAGCCCGTCCTGTTATACTTAAATAATCAACAACAAAAAAGGAGAAAACTCATGGCACATGAAATCGAAACACAAAATGGTAAGGCTTCATTCGCATCATTTCGTGAACCCGCTTGGCATGGATTGGGTACCGTATTTACAGAAGAAAAAACAACAAGCGAAATGCTTGCTGCTGCCAATCTAAATAATTGGAATGTTCGTCTGGAAGATTTGGAAACCCCTACACATCTTACAAGCGACAAGGCGTACCAGTATGTCTTGCGTACTAACCCTACTGATAACTCTCAGACCGACATTCTTGGTGTCGTTGGTGAGCGTTACCATGTAATGCAGAATGAAGATTTATTTTCATTCGGTGATAACATTCTCGACGGTGGAGGTCGTTGGGAAACCGCTGGCTCAATCAAGGGTGGTCGTGTAGTATTTGGCGCACTTGCATTAGAGCGTGAGACAGTTCTTGACCCTAACGGTGTTGCAGATAAGGTAAAGACTTATTTACTTATCAACACATCACATGACGGCTCAATCGCTATTCAAGCAAGCATTACACCTGTTCGTGTTGTGTGCGCTAATACTCTTAACCTTGCACTAAACACAACTAAGAAAAAGAATGGTGTCAAGCAATCTTTCAAGATTCGCCACACTCAGACCGCTTCTGGTAAGGTTGCCGTTGCTCGTGAGACTCTTGGCATGGCTCATAAGTACATGGATTCTTTTGACCTCATGGCTAAGGCTATGATTGAAACAGAAATCAATGCTAAGCAATTTAACGACATCATTCTTGCTGCATACCCTAAGCCTGAAAAAGATTCTAAGGGTGCTTTCAAGAAATGGGAAAACAAGGTTGATGTTATCAATGACATCTACACAGGCGAGTTTAACGGCATGATTGCTGGTAATGCTTGGGGTGCTTTCAATGCACTAACTGAACGCCTTGATTGGTACCGTTCTGCTCGTGGTGGTTCTAACGAATCTATCCTTGCATCTGCATCTGGTTTTGACCCTGCTATCAATGCAGAAAAAAATCGTTTGCTAAAAATTGTGCAAAGCACTTTGCAAATTGCATAACTAAAAAAATTCCTGAGTAAGAATTAAAACTGCTCACACGGTCCGTTAGAATAGTTGGTTAGTTCGCCACCCTGTCACGGTGGAGGTCACGGGTTCAAGTCCCGTACGGATCGCAAAATCGCCTAGGTGATCTAGGTGTCCGATATGTCCGAATTGGCATTTTTAATAATATCTATTAAGATGATCAAATAATATTTCCCAGATTTTCCGATTACGATAGTTGACATTTGTTCCCCAAACCCCTATAATTAGTATATGACCCAAACAAAACCTTACACAATAGATGAACTAATGCAAAAAATATATGATGAGAACTTTTCTCATTTTGATTTCATGGATAACATGAATGGTGGAGAGTGTGATTGCAATCTCCATGTGGCTATGGATTTAATGTATGAATATGGTGGTGGACTATGTTAGGCTATGAGAGAGATGATTTAGATAACATGGTTCTTGCTATTGATTCTGCTTTAACTACCGTGAATCCTGACGATGACCCCTGGTTACACAGAAACCTAACACAAGCCTCAGACTTCTTGTCAGGGCTATGGGCAGAAGGGTACTTTGACTAATGTGGACTAAGTATGATTATCTATGTACTGATTGTGATGCTCTTATAGAGATTACTGCTTGTGCTGAGAAGGTTCTTGATCCCGCCTGCATTTGCGGGGGATTAGGAATAGTTATCCTATTATCACAGGGAGATGGAGCAGGACCTCTCCTGGAGCCTGTGACGAAGGTCACACCCCCTAAACTTGTAAAAATCAACACGAACCCGTATAATTAATACTATGGACCTAAAAACATTCGAAGAATATGTAAGACTACACCTGCTGTCCTTGGAGCAAGACTCTGAGGAACTACAGAAGCAAATGGGCTTCTATGATGACTATGATTGCGATGAGTATAAGGATTTGGAGATAGAAGATATTTCTACCAATGGACAGATTCTTGCCTGCTACCACTTCTTATCAGTATTAGAGGCTACAATAGATGAGCGATAATACTACCCTTGACCCATATCTACGCAAGCAAGTTGATTTAGGTATGGACGGGGCAGACATAATGCACGGCCACCTAAAGACTATGATGTATGAGGCTGAAAAGCAATTGGCTGAGTATGCTGACAACGATGATGAACAGTATGACCAAACAGTTAATCGTTTACACCTTGAAGGATATCTTGAAGGTTTGTCAGAACTATATAGTTTGACATATGCTATTGCTTTTGCCAAAGGAGAAGTTAATGGATAACTTCATTGAGATGACAATGGATGAGTGGGAAGCCACTTACAAACCTATCTATAATCATATAGACAAAAATGCTTCCTTTCAGGATGAATCAGGTAATGGCATTATGTTTGAGACCTACGGCGATGAGGTAGAGTTTGTTAAGTCTCAATCCCCTGCCAATATCTGGATGTATGGTTCTGGCGATGACGGTGGCACCTACATCTGGAATGGCTGGGGATTTGTAAATAGATTAGGATACTTTATCACTGAAGTACCCTGCCCGACTGGTCTGACCATTCAGGTACAGGTAGGAGAGCCTGACTTGACATGCGACTACTGCGGTGATATACTTGATGAAGAACTAACCCACGACCCACTATGCGAAGGAATACAAGAATGACAGAAACAGACAACCTAACACTTATCGGACAATTTTTTGTAGATAGCGGTCAAGCAATGATTGGCGACCCGTGCTATTTAGATGAATGGAAGCATTGGGATAGCGGTTCAGATATCCCATTTGAGGAGCACAAAAATCGTAATGGCGAGTATGGTTACCTTGGTGCCGCTAATGCTACTCTAAGCAAAAATGGCTATGGAGTCTTAGGCACTGAAGTTATTGAAGGTACTGGAATAACAGGAACCAATGCTGGTTCGGCAGTTGTTTTTTCTACAGGGTATGGAGACGGAGTCTATCCTGTATACGCAGACATTGACGAAGATGGTCGTGTTGCTCGTATTGTTATTGAATTTATTACAGATGAGGATAACTAATGTCAGAATTTAAAGTAGAGATTATCTTTGAGCCAACAGGCGACTACATGACATTTAGATACGATGCTGAATCAGATAATGAAGCAGACCTTATCAATGAAATACTAAACCAACTATCAATCGTATCTTTTAAGGAGCAAGACTAATGGGAGCCCGTATCAACTTTGTATTTAAAGACGTTGAGGATGAAGCACACGTAGTCCTATATAGCCACTGGGGTGAGACTGAATGGCAGCGGGACTTGGCAATGGCACTGGAGCACTCTAAGCCACGCTGGAAAGACTATGCTTACTTCACCCGCATGATGATTAGTTATTTTATTCAAGACTCCGTGCTTGAAGAAACAGGGTTTGGAATTTATTCTATCAAGGGTACCAACTTTGAATTAGGCGAGACCACTATCGTTATCGATATCGCTAAAGAAACCGTCTATGAGGCAGGCAAGGACCTGCAGGTCGACTGGCAGTTATTTATTAATGCCTATATACCAAAAACCGTTAGCGCTTAGCGCAGCATATGATCAGTGCGGATGGGTCCCTCACTGATTAACTAAATAAGGATAGGGACGGCGTAGCCTGTAGGGGTTGCGCCTCCCTTCCCCTTCCTGTATAATAGATAAAGAGGAGAGACATGGCGTACAGCGTTCGTAGGAAACCCGAAAGCACTAAAGAAATACAGTACTCTAATCGCATGGCTAAGTTATTAACTGAGGACATGGGACTTAACTTGGAAGCACTCGGCTTTCATTTAGTACATAACCACCCTGTCATTGTATCTCGCAGACTCGAAGTCGTTGCATTGACAGCGGGGGAAGAGTATGATAAAATGATGTCAGGGTACTTAGGAAAGGATTACACAGAACTATGGAAGTAAACTTTACAGATAGATGTGGCATTTTAGGACAGTTTTGGTATGAGTTCAGAGATGATGAGGATCTAAAGCCTTTCATCTCATACAACGATGTTGGCTTGCCACTTGCTTGGTTTATTGCAACGGGAGTAGTAACACCACTACCAATGGCTGAGGAGTATGTCAACGAAACATTCGCTATGTTCCTTGATGCAATGGAAGTAACAGAGGACGATGTCCTTGATGTTGATAATCTTGATGACCTGTTAGCAGTAGTTGAGTTAAAGAAAAGCGAAAGAGAAGCGGAGTAGCCAAGGCTGCACCCTTCGGGGTGCGCCCTAGGTGATCTAGAAAATATACCACACATATCAAACCTTGTCAAATCAAATAGGGGTATTACGAACCTTATCAAAAATTTCCCAGAATCTTATTACGATGGTTTGAAAAAAATTCCCAGAAGTTTACCATATCAAACCTTATTTGTCAAACCTTTATATCCAGGTGTATAATAAAGATATGTCCCCACACCACTTTGCAGCAATGTATAGAAACCCATCACATAGACATGATGCAGATCATGACTCTATAGGGTTTGATAAAGCCATTGGTGCATTAACTGGTATGTTGTATTCTATTGTTACTCTTAAGGCTTTCTTTCCTTCATCCCCCGCCCCAGAAATGAATCATAATCCTGTTAAGGATGCCGCAGGCGGGGATTCAAAGTACACACAACTCACTCTATTCTAATAACAAACCTCTATAAAGGTATTACGAACGACTCTAAATTTTTCCCTGAGTTTTCAAACCTTTATAGAATTTTTTTTGATTTTATAAAAAGATTATGATCGTTTCGTAAAAAATCGCTGACTTTTTAAGGGCATATTCATGCATAAAAGGACTTGACAAACCATGGTTTTGCATGTATAATGCCCAAACCTTATATACTGGTTTGACAAATATGGACATATGTGGTATACAAGGTTTGGCGATACAAAGGTTTGGGGATATGAGGTTTGGAAAGGCCGCATTACGAACGCCCTCTATAAAAACGCACCAGTCACCACTATCCTCCACTTCACTCCACTTTAACCCTATCTAATAATCTAATCAGTAACATTTATCTGTGGATAACATGTGGATAACTATGACATTTTTAGCCTATTGACATGTGGATAACTATCTGATATCATAGATATATGAAACCTTTTCTAATCATAATGTTAGGCCTATTCTTATTTCTTAACTACATGGCTTATCTTCAACAAATCCGTATGGGTGGATAAAAAACCACGGTATATAAAGATTACGAACACTCCTTTATAGCCCTATTGACCATACGGATCAACGCCCTACGGGTTATCTTTGAAGCATCAAAGGTCTCTGTGTATCCATTTTGAGGCATATCCGCCTTATCCAGGAAATGTCCATGTCTTTCCCTTAGTGTTTTTAGTACTATAGATTCGACCTTTCTTGCCTTATCCCGTTCGAAAAAATGCCAATACTTGATCAATATCCAGCCCTTGGTCCTATGGCTTGCAAACCTTCTACCTGATATGTCTGATATACCTATCTTGACAGCCTTATGTAGTGGGCTGTATAGTATATATAAGACTGTTGATTCCATGGGTTTATTATACTTGACATACCGTGGCAAATATGGGATACTTAAAATATGAAAGAAGATAATAATGCCTAACAAGAAAAATAAAAAGATAGACTGGTCAAATCCAGATAGAAAGATAGATTGGACAAACGCTATAGCCAAGGCTGAGCGTCAATTGGGTAGGAATAAGGCTGCTATTGAGTCATCTGTCATGGGTACCCCATCAAACTGGTCAAGACCTAACTATAACAAACCTATGGTTGCTCCAGATCAATCCCCTCCAGATGAGAAGGTTAAGAAACCTAAGAAACTAAGTAAAAAACAACGCAGAGCACACAATAAGGTCTTTGTCCCTCAACAAAAGCAAAAGGCTAAGAGGTCTACGGAAAACCAGGGTTTGCCAATAGTGAAGAAAGTTAACCAGTAGTGCCCGTTTAGGGCATAGGATGGTTTATAACTTCTATTTTGCGCCGAACTTTAAACCTCTTTATTTTTTTTATTTTTATGGTATTCCATCGCTTCACCGCCGACAAATCGTGGATTGTCTGGATCCCATGACTCAGATGCCAGGTGTGAAACAAACTTACCGCAAGGACACAGCCCTGGAGCGCACTGACATGTCTTGCTTGGGTCATTAAGATCTATTTCTTTTGCACCTGCTGGGCGTAGTGGATGAGGCAGTTTGTCTTTGTTTGCCTCTGTTAGCAGCACAAGGATTGTATCTTCATTGCAGTAGTTACAAAAAGGCATTTCTCCTGCCAACGGTGTTATTGTATTACCACATATCATACACCTATAGGACATTTCCATATAGTGACTACCTTCCTAAACAATATTAACTTATTGTATCATATGATATAATCTATATATGAATAAAACTAAGTGTTTCTTTTGTAAAGAGGATGCAACACATTATGATATCGTGGTAGATCACGCTGATTATATTGTTGCAGATGTTTGCTTAGTTCATCTGTCTATGGGCCTTGTATCTTAATGAATAGAAGAATACTTAAAGATGGTTCTGAGGTTGACTCTTTTGACAAGCCAGTTGATTTAGTTATTCACACTAAGGCCCCTGGAAAATGGAAACTAATTGATTTAGAAACAGGAGAAGAGTATCTTGGCTCTGAGATAAGCACTGATTTTGCAGAAGTGCTAAGAGAAAAAGTTAACATTAATAAAATAGGCACTTGGGTAAAAACCAAGTGGAAACAAAAGCCAGTAGTTGACTAAACCCTTACTTTAAGGTATACTGAATACATGGAACAATGGATGAACGACTATGCCTCATATATACTTGTACTAAGTGGCGCTGCCGCTATGTTTACTATTGGCCGTAAGAAGCGATGGGGTTGGCTTTGGTTTATATTTAATGAGTTTATGTGGACAGCATACGCATTGATTACAAAACAATATGGATTCATACTTGGTGCCATACTGTATGGTGTGGTTGGAGTTAAATCATATATAAGATGGAAAGAATTGTCGTTAGACAAGCATTCATGGAACAAATTCTTAAGATTGGTATGGTCACGCAATGATTAACATGGAGATTCCTGATCCATTTCAAACCTTTGTAGCCAAGAAATATGCTAACGCTAAGGGTTATGTTCATGACTTCTTTACTGGGGAATGGTCTTACAAGTGTTTATCATGTAAGGAAGATCTTTCTGCTCCATCCCGCAAAATTATGACAAAGATTAGATTGTTTCACACACGCAACGAATGCCTTGGAGGTTACTGATGAGAATTAAAGTTAATCGTGGTACACAGACTGCTGGCTACTCTATTGGGTTTTATTTATACAATTGGGGATATCCTATTGCCAATGAGTGGGAGTTGGGTATATACTTTTTAAAGTGGTACATAGGAGTGGAGTTGTTTAGATGAACGAAGAAGAGTTTGACTTAGAGTTTACTGTTGAAGAAATGATTAATCTTTATGGTATTAATAGCCTTGAAGATTTAGATAGGATTGACTAATGGATACTGAAGAAGAGTTTAATTTAGAAGACATTACGAACGCCATAGTTAATCAGGCTAAGGCTGATGTTAAGTCTAAGTTTGGTAATAAGAAACGGCATAGACAATGATCTGCCCTAACTGTAAAATGGACAAAGAAAACATTGAGTACTGGGATACTCATCAAACTATGAGTGATTACAAGGTGTGGTGTGCCAAAAGAGCCTAAGATTACGAAGATGGACTGGAGAGCCTTGGGATATTGGCCAGTATATAAGGATGGAAAGAAAGTATGGGAAAAAGATGATAACAAAACATCAGAAGACTAAAATAGTTCCACTTAGACTCATTGGAAACATTTGTGGTGGCTTTGCTGGTAACCATTTATTTAAGGCTATGTGTCTTGATGAAGATGGAGACCATGGTTGGCGTTATAAATACCACGGAAAAATGTGGGTTATTCTAAACAAACCATACACTTGGTGGGGAACGTACTATATTTTAGAAAGATAGTTCGTTGGCTCCATCGTCTATCGGTTAGGACAACGCCCTTTCACGGCGTAAAGACGGGTTCGATTCCCGTTGGGGCTACAAAGTTATGGTATTATGTATACATGGAAAAAATATACTTAGACGAAAACAAAAAGGTCTGGATCATAGAAGACTTTCTAACAAAAGAAGAATTAGACTGGTTTAAAACTAATACAGAAGATGTAAATGCTTGGTATCCAACCATGAGATCACCATACAGAAACATACTTAATAAGTTTTTAAATATTGTACCAAAGTATAATGCTGATGGAAACATAGAATTTCCAAATGAAAACTCAGAGGTTTTAGAACTTACAGTATTTTCAAAGCCTGGAGGAATATGGGATAGGCTGGAATCAGTTCTTCCACCAGGATACAAAAGACACGCAACACTTCAAACATTTAAGTACATGACAGATGAAGAAATTATTAATAATGCAAATGAAGATCTAATGAAAGAGTATGGCGTAGACAGAAACGAAATTGACTTTGCAATGTATTGGCATCAAGATCCAGGCGTAGAGCACAACATCTTGGCATCTTTCAGTCTTTATTTAAACGATGATTTTGAGGGTGGTGAACTTGAGTTCATGCACCTTCCAATTAAAATTAAGCCAAAGGCTGGCATGCTTGCTGTAATTCCTGGTGGTAATGAGTATACACACAGGGTAAATAAGGTTCTTGGGCCAAACTCAAGGCATACTCTTTATGGCAATTCTTTTGTAGACCTTGCATCTGCGCCTGTAAGCACAGCAGATGACTGCTAATCTTAAAATAAAAAAGGTGCTATAATAACAATATGAAATCTATTTACGACATCCAGTTGGACTCTGCCGAAGGCACTCCAAATTTTCTTGAACAATTTAAAGGCAAAGTAGTTTTGCTAATCAATACCACTGTAGGTTGTGGTAACGCTGGTCAAATGGAGTCCATCGAATGGATTCAGGAAGATATGGCAGGAGAAGATTTTACTGTTGTAGCAATTCCTACTAATGATTTCTGTGGTCCAAGCATAACAAAGGGTAAGTGGTCACAAGGTATTACATGTGGTCTGGACTCTAAGTTATACGGAGAAGATGTTTATGGTGTTACATTCCCATTCTCAGAAATGATCACATCTAATCCCGCAGATATTCCATTAGAAGCACCATGGCTTGGCAAGGGTCCAGGACTTAACGGAAACGGTCAGCCTTTTGGAGAAAGACATGAACTTTATTTAGAAATCTCTGAGCAGATTAAGGCATTACAGGAAGACAAAAGAGAAAAAGGATTAGTTGAAAAGACAGACTATGAATCAAGATACCTAAATGAGCATAACGGTGGTGTCATGATGAACGCAAACTTTGAGAAATATTTGATTGATAAGGATGGCTATGTAGTTAAGCACTATCCTGCTACAACATTGAACTGGGATGTAGAGCGTACATTAAAGGAAGATCTTGCAGCACAAGGAATTCATGCTTCTATGGGTCCTGACAGATCAGAGTACATCTTCAACGAAGAAAATGCTGTTATCCGTGATCACATCGAAAGACTTATGGCTGGCGAACGATCACGCATTAATCCTAACCTTGTTCTATCTAACTAACAGAAAGCAGAAATTCGCATGAGTATATATGACTTGTCATTTATTGACAACAATGGTAATGAAATAAAACTGGAAAGTTTTAAAGGAAAAAATGTTTTAATAGTAAATACAGCAAGTCAGTGTGGATACACAAAACAGTATGCTGATTTACAAAAAATTCAAAGTGACTCATTAGTTGTAATTGGATTTCCATGCAATCAGTTTGGCAATCAGGAGCCAGGAACAGATCAAGAAATTAAAAACTTCTGCACAAGCGTATATGGAATAACATTTCCCATATCTCAAAAGGTAGAAGTAAACGGACCAAACGCTCATCCAATATATAAGTATTGCAAGGATGTTGCTACTCCAGGTAGAGAAATCGGTTGGAACTTTGAAAAATTCTTAATATCTGTTGATGGTTTGGTCACTCACTACCCCAACTCGTATCCAGTTTTAGAAATTAAGGTATAATGATTTTATGGAAAAAACATATTTAGATGGACAAGTTTGGTACATTGAGAACTTTTTAACTGATGAAGAACTATTAATTTTAAAGAAGTATTGGGATGCTCCTGGTGCTTGGTATGCAACTATGAGATCGCCATATAAAAACATATTAAACAGATGGCCAATGCATGTTCCAGAGCACGAAGAAGATGGAACTCTTTCAATTCCTACCAAGGACAGTGTAATGGTTCAAGAAGTCCTTGATCTTTTTTCTAATGAAAATGGTATCTGGAAGAGATTAGAATCTGTTCTGCCAGAAGGATATGCACCCAACAGCGGAATTCAAACATTTAAATATTGTACAGATGAAGAAATAGAAAGAGATAGGGATGAAAGCATGTCTCTTGGTGATGCAGAAATGCATGCTATTAGATCTAACCCAGAAGATGCTAAGGACATTGACTATGCAATGGACTGGCATTGGGAGGACACTGGTAAATATGGAAACAGAGTTGCATCACACTCTATTTATCTTAATGATGATTTTGAGGGTGGAGAAATAGAATTTAGAAGTGGTCACTCAATTCATCCAAAGGCTGGAATGCTAATTAATATTCCAGTAGGAAAAGAATTTGAGCACAGAGTTAAAAAAGTTCTTGGACCTAACAATAGACATACTCTTTATGGTCAGTGCTGGTCTACTTCAGAAGTTCCGCTAAGCACTAAAGATGATTGCTGATATAAACAAACAACCTTCTTGACATTGCTTGTGCATCAGTGTATAATTAATATATGAGCATAGATGATATGATATTAAGAGAAGAAATTGCACGGGAGATAGAAAATATCTCACTTGGTGAAGAAAACGCACAACTAAATGCATTAGGAATGCGTATGCTTGCTGCAAAGGTAGCAAGAGGAGACAACAATATGTTTGAGAGACAGGTGGATTTTGAATGATTAACATATTTTTTTTAATTCCTACAATTATTGTAGGGTTTGCTTTAGGGTTTGTAGCATGTTATTTTAGAATGACTTATAATGTTGATCAAGGTTGATATAAGGCCTACTGCTTACATATTTGACGTTGATGGCACATTGGCTAATGTAGATCCCTACCTACACCTTGTTCGTGGCTCTAATAGGGACTACAATGCCTTTCATGAGGCTTCTATAGATGCCCTGCCAAACCTGGATGTAGTTGAAATGTTAAATAATGCAGTTGCTGACCGACATTCTATCCTTGTTGTAACATCCCGCAAGGAAAAATATCGTGGACTAACATCTATGTGGCTTGCTAAAAATAATATTAGATCTCATGGTTTATTTATGAGGTCAGACGACGATAACAGACCAGACTATGAAGCAAAGAAAGATATGCTTGATAAGATAAGTATCCTTTGGAATGTTGTTCATGCTGTTGATGATAACCCAAATGTAATAAAGTTGTGGCAAGATCATGACATTCCTACAACAAAGATTGGCACTTGGGATGGGAACAAGGATTGAACTTGTCTATGGATTATGGTATGATTAGTTTATGAGCAAACGAGTTAAGAAAATATACAAGTGCAATGAGTGTGAAACTATGATTACTATTATAACAAAGGTTCACGAACTTCCAGAATCAATTATCTGTCCTTGTGACAGCGTAGCAGAAAATCAAGGTGCAAAGTGAAAAAGTCAAACGACAAGGTATCTCAGCATAAGATTAAGAGAGCAAACAAAAATAAAAAAAGGATACAGGCTAAGCCACATCTTTCAAAGTTTGAACGCACACAGAAAAAAATTAGAGAAGAACTTCTTCTTGGTGTGTTACGCCCAACATCTAAATAAGATCGGAGTTAGTCGTGGTAGATTACGATAAATTAAAAAAAATTCCAGACGAATTAAAGCATGTAATTATTAAAGAACATATGAAAACTTACTATCATTGGACAGTTGGCATTCTTTGTTTCTTAATTGGAACATTCTTTGGCTTATTAATCAAGTAAGGTTTAGCACCAGTAGCCAAGTTGGTTAAGGCACCGAACTCATAATTCGGCTATTCGTAGGTTCAAGTCCTACCTGGTGTACAAAACGAGTGTTAAAGATAGGAGCAAGTTAATGGAAAAGAACGTCATAAAGTTTCATTCTGTTCATCCAGCAAATAATAATAGTGATATGTACAGACCAGAACCCGTTAAAAATCATAAACCACAGTGGTTTTTAGATAAGGATAAATACTCTAAAGATTCAAATGGAAAATATCGTACAGATCTTTTTAGAAACAGAGAAACCAGGGCATTAGAAATTCACAAGATACCTTCTTGGAAGTCCTGCCCTGCAATGTTAGATGTTTTTAGTTCTGGATATTATTTATTTACCCCTACAGATATTACATTTAAAGAAAATTTAGAAATAGAACATGATGATCAATGGGGAAATGGTGGTGGTGGATGGAAGTTCTGTAGTCCAAGAGGAGTAGAAGATGGAATGCCTCATCCAGAAGGGTATTCTTCTAATACCTTCGCTTGGGTTCCTAACTGGAAAATGGAGGTTGATAAAGACTATACAGTTTTGCTTACTCATCCAATTAATATAAATGACCTTCCGTTTAAAACAATTTCAGGATTTATTGATGCTTCTAATATTTTAATGGGTACTGGAAATATATCATTTTATATAAAAGAAAATTGGACTGGTACTATCCCAGCGGGTACCCCATATGCTCAAGTCATACCTTTTAAAAATGAGTCTTGGTCTTCTGAAATAGTTAACTATACAAATGAACAGATTCAAGAAAATGCACAAAATACATTTGATAAATATCTTATTGGGCCAGGATTAACAAGATATAAGCAGACTGATTGGTTAAAGAAACATTACGAATAATTATTTAATACCTCTGTAACTCAGCGGAAGAGTAGCGGACTTCTAATCCGTTTGTCGCAGGTTCGATTCCTGCCAGGGGTGCTATAATAGTAATAAGGGTGTGGTTAGCCTGTATGTGTCGGGAAACACTTATGGCCTATGTTGCAACACCACACCCTCCTAAAAATTTTTATTCCAAAACAATAGATCGTTATCGTATACTTCTTTATCAGTAAAAAAGTTTTGATATATTTTTGCAATATCTTTACTGTTTAGTTTATTAAAAAGAAATTCTGAATTATTGTTTTTATAACGCTCTCTGTCGATTAAAGAACTATCAAAGTTTATCTTAACACCCAAATCATTTGATATCTTATCTACCAAAATAGAATAGTCCATAGACTTTAGATCTGCATGCCTTATCATTAAATTAGTTCTGTCAAGTCTTTCATAAAGTAACTCTTTGTCTATAAATGTTCCAAATTTGTTATACATTCTTCTTGAATGCGTAACAAGATTAATATCTTCTGGTGTCAAAATAAAGTTTTGAGATTGAAAATCTTTTAAATATTTAAGTTGTTCCATCATGCTAAACAAATATTCTTTATCTATATCTAAAATTGTTGATTTATTATTTATTACTTGATCATTTTCATGATCTATTAAACCCTTTTCATCTGAAACCATGTGTGCAATTAAACTTGCCATAAACTCTGCAGGGTCTCTAAATATAGAAACAATATATGTGCTATCATCAATATCTTTATGCCAGCCACCATGCTTGTCAACATTTTGTGGTAGTTGAAGTATCTTTATGCCATTTTCTTCTAAAGTTCTTTCTATTGGCCTAATTATATACTCTGTAAAAAATCTTCCACCCGTTTTTGGAATGTGTAAAAAATAAAACTTATTATATTTTTTCATTATTTTTTTTAGGGTGCTTTGGTTCATACGGAGCAACTGCTGACTTTATACGACCATCTTTGTATAATCTAACAATCCATCCATCTTTAATCTGAATAGGGTTAAACGCTGATGCTTTTTTCTTTGGCATAATTATTCCTTAAATAGGCTAGTAACTCTTGTTTGCTTTGAGTAATCTTTTGCTGAAAAAAATATTGATTCATTCTTGGCTACTGGGACACAGTTAGGAACTGGATTGCCGTCTGCTCCTGGCTTCATTCCTCTTTGAACGTAGCCTTCCCAACATGGATCAGCCTTCCCTATTGATGAGTCATACATAGCCATAGCAACCTCTGAGTCTGTATCTTCTTCTTTAGAACATACTGGATAGTCTGGACAATCTACATTTAGTTGTTTGCAGGTTTCGCAGTCGTATCCTTGATAGGTGCTTGTTGGCATCATTGAATCATCACTCATACTATCAGTATATCATACTTAGCCAGCAAGGCGATTGTGTGTTCTTATCCTGTGACAGTTAGCACAAACTACCTCACACTTTTCTATCTCTTTCTTTATAGCCTTCCATGAAAACCCATCATGGATCATCCTTGACACATTATACTTCTTGTCTCTTATGTGGTCAAAATCTAAGATAATATGATTACTGATACCACAATCTACACAGCCAGAATCCTCTTTTATCTTAGCAAGCATCTTCTTATACTGCTGCTTATTATAATGGTCTAACTCTTTGTCAGTCATTGATATTATTATACCGCCAAATGTTAGGTCCCACACAAGCAATTCACCTGACTTGCGCCACGGTCTCTATCCAATGGGTAACTAATCCATCACTAAGGTCCTGTGTGGGACAATTATATTGTAGCATAGGAAATGAGCAGTTTATAGACGACTGCTCAGGTCTATTAGCCACGAAGATTCGACTCCTGCTAACTCTCCACTCATAGGAGCATCCGTTGTAAAACCTTTTAAAGTCTTATATCGGAATGTTATCTATTATACTACTTAATTTTAATAGATTTAGGCTTCTTTTCTTCAGGAACAATACGAACCACATTAACATGCAGCATACCATCCTTAAGTTCTGCAGATGTTACTTCCATGTACTCTCCCAGTGCAAAAGATCTTACGAACTTTCTTCCTGCGATTCCCTTGTGAACTACCTCTGCATCTGTCACTTCAACAATCTCACCCTTGATAATTAATGTTCCATTATCTACTGAAACATCAATATCATCCTTTGAAAACCCAGCGACAGCAAGTGAAATCTTGTATGTGTCTTCATCCAGTTTAATAAGATCATACGGAGGGTACGAATGTGAGTTTGTTTTATGTGCTGTATTTAGGCGACTCAACTCTCTGTTGAAGCCAATAAAAAAAGGATCATTGAATAGATCCATAGCGTATTTTGTTACCATGTTATTCCCCTTTCAAGCGAATAAGTTAATTCCCCCCATTTGGGCAGGTAACAATATTATAACATAGAAAAGCAGGCCTGTCAAATAACAAGCCTGCCAGTCTATATCAAGATTACTTTACTTGATTAGTTGTCTTTCCTCCGCCAGATGACTTCTTTGCAGGAGCCTTCTTTGCGGTCTTCTTAACAACCTTTGCAGACTTAACTGCCTTATCGACCTCTTCAACTGAAGGCATTCTTCCGAATGCTGTATCTGAAGGGTTTGCTGCTCTCAATACAACAGGCACAAGTGCACCAAGTAGTGAGTATGCTAGTGTCTGTGGATCTGTTACTCCAGATGCATACAACGCTGTTGCTGCACCAAGAACTGATCTTCCGTATGACGCTAGTACTGCTTTGATTTGTTCGTTCATTTTTTCCTCCTATAGGATATTTTATTTATTTACCAGCCTGTTGGCCAGCAAAATCTTTTCTTGATTCTACATAATGTTTTACAAATGAAACAATCTTTGTAGACTCTGATCTTGGGACTGCATTTATTAACAAGTGATTAATATTATCTTCTTCAAGCATTTGAATAAATTCATGAAAACTGTCATGTGTAAAATATTCTACATCTTCTACAACTTTTGTAACGTCTCCTTTTTTCCATACGGGCTTCATGGCATGATGTGCTAAAGTTTCAAGTTCCTCTTTTGTTTCTCTAATGACTGGAGTCATTGCTAACATTATTTCAATGTCACCTCTTTCAAACTCAATCTTTAATGAAGGATCTTTGAGCCAGTCAGACCAAAATCCACGCTTATATATGCTGTATGGAAGGATAATTTTATTTTTATATTTTTTAACTGCATCAAAAACATAGTTGTTAGTCGTTGATATATAAACATCGAGTTGCTCTTCTTTCTTTTTGTTTTTTGATATCTCATCTAAACTTTCAATAAACTTAATAGTATAGTTTGATCTTTCAACTGAAGAAGATGAGTCGCTAACATCACCAACAATTCCACCAACATTGCTTTCATGGTCTTTGATGTATCCTGCAATTATATTTATTTGTAGTCTATCTTTTTGAATCTCGCTTATTGATTGATTGATAGCATATAGGTACTGTGGAGATATTGTATAAGGTCTAATTGCAATAAGGTATTTAATTTTTTCGTTTAACTTGATATCTCTGGCAACTCTAACGAACATATCTCCTTGTGTAGCATCATAGGTAAACATAACTCCATCAAAGTGATGACTATTTAGGGTAGATGTGTCTTCAAGTGTATCGTTTTCATTAAATGTCCCGCCAAAGTAATAAAATTTCATTATTTGTTTATTTCCCTATACTCTTCTGACTGAACATAGTCCCTAATAAAAGGTATTATTACATTATTTTCTTCTTGAGGAACAGCATTAATTAATAAATAGTTTATGTTATCTTTCTTCAACTGTTTAATAAATTCATGAAAACTTTTATGAGTAAAGTATCCCACATCATTAACTACTTTTGGTATTTCTCCTTTTTGCCATACAGGTCTTAATGCATAATTGTTTAAAGATTCTAGTTCTTCCTGAGTCTCTCTAATAATTGGTGTAATTGCTAACATTATTTGTTTGCTTGAAACATCTAAAGATTTATTATATTTTTTAAACCAAAGATTATCTTTGTATAAACTGTATGGAAGAATTATTTTATTGTTATATTTATTTACTGTGTCAAGAACTCTTGGATTTGTTGTTGTTACAAAAAAATCTAAAGGGGACCTAAGATTTTTTCCTGACTGCATTTCATTTAGTGTATTTAGAAACTCTGTCATGTATTTTCTTTTAGCAACTTTGTCTGATTGATCGTTTACCTCTCCAACAATTCCATTAAAACTATTCTCATGATCTTTTGTATATCCTGTAATTAAGTTTAGTTGAATCCTATTTTTATCTATCTTATTTAAAGAATCATTAATCATATAAAGGTATTGAGGAGATATTGTGTATGGTCTTATGGCAATTAAATATTTAATGTTTTTAGTTTCTTTTATATCTAATGCTGCCTTTACAAATATATCTCCTTGAGGGATATCATGTGTGAACATAACTCCAGAAAAATGGTGCTTTTCTAAATATGCTGGGGACTTAACAGATCCTTCTTCTCCAATTACTCCACCAAAATAATAAAATTTCATTTTGTCGCCTGACTATAGTGTAGATCACACAGTTCTACAATTCTGCTTTCAGAACTTGCCCAAATCTGTGTTCCCTCATCCTGGCACAACTCCTCTTCGCATATGAACATGCTAAGATTTTTAGTTGATTTAAGGACTATCATTACTCTATTTTATCATAGTCTTCTGGTAGTAGTTTCTTTAGTTCTTTGTATGCCACCGAAATTTTCTTCATTGAGTGGTAATGAGGATAAGCAGATCCAACCTCTCCATACTCATCAAAATATGCTATCTCTGGTTCTATATCAGTAATAAACTTATTTAGTGATGACTGGAAACCTTCTATATACTGATAAGCCCAATCTCTAGAATCTGAAACAAATTTTAAAAAAGCATCTGAGTCATTTTCTTTTTTTAACAAATTTCGTGCTGATGCTTCAAATAGTTTTTCAGCCAAGATTGTTTTATCTATGTGTGCTTGAATCAACTGTTTAGATATAGCAGAAATCTTAAAATTAAACCTAATATTGTTTACTATCAAAGCAAAAAATAAGATTATAAAAAATGCAAAAGAAATAAATTCAATCATAGATCTTTACCGCCCTCTCTAACTAACAAAACAATTGCTCCATTTTCTTCAAGTGCTTTTTTTGTACGAATCATATACTCTACAGCCTCTTTTCTTTCTTCTCCCGAAAGACTCATAAACTGTTTTTCACTTGCTTTAACTGTTAAAAAATTGTCATGATCTACTATCTGAAGTTCAAAACCCTTTGGACCTTTGATAGAACGAAAAGCCATTCTCATTGAATCTGTATACATTTTATTGCTCCGTTGTTAGTCTTTGCCATGTGTTTGCCCAGTCTGATTTAGACTTATGCTTAGAAAACTCTTTAGAAATTTGCCCACCTTCAAGGTAAACTCCTCCCCAAACTCCCCATTCTTTTTGTGAAACTCCAACGGCAAAACACATCTTTGATACTGGACACATAGAGCATAGTTTATCTATTGCTGGTCTAAGCAACTCATCATCTTCATACTTTTCAAAGAATAAATTTGTATCGTAATCTAAACATAAAGCATTGTCTTTCCATTCATGTTTAGGCATGCTAACCTACAAACTTGTCTGGTATGTCCCATCCATTCTTAGAAGGTACAAAACGACGCTGTAGGTGCCACTTGCCATCTACGAATGCACCCTGTGGTGCTGTTCTACCCTTCTCAGAAGGATAAGTATTTACCACTGTCCATCCATCCCACACCAAAGATTTGTTTGCATTAACAATCTTTTCCATTTGCTCTAATGATTTAATTTGCATCTTTATTCCTTTGTTAGTATCTGAAAATGCCATATTCGACATTATTATTTTTTGCTTCATCAACAAGTTTTGAGACCTGTTCTCTTTCTTTACTTAAGAAAGCAAAGTAGTTTATATCTGAAATATTTTCTGCAACCCATGAAGGGGCAACAGCCTTATACTTAATACTTTTGCCACGAGCCTTTAGTCCTCGCTCTGAAAGGTTTGCAAACTCCATAGCCATAGAATTAATGTTTGCAGGTCCTGCAGAGTAAATATAAAAATATGGATCTTCTTCTTTTAAAGAAGACATTGTAACTGCCATGGCTCTAAGAAAAACCTGGTAGTCATCAAAACTACTGGTTCCTTGAATCCCCACTATCATTTTTCTTCCCATCTCTAAGTTGATCCATTATAAATAGCATCTTATCTAATTGTACCTTATCCATACCCATCGTGTCAACTACGGTTGCACTCTGTTTGTCTATAGAATCTCCATCCACATCAGCACAATAAAAGCCTCCATCCTTAACAAAATAAGCCTTGTTATCAAGGATTACAACCCTTATGTTTACCTTTTCATCATGCTTGCTTGACTGGGTAGGCATCCTTTTTCTATAAGTTTTAAGATCTGGAAGCAGTGGCATAACCAATGTGTGTATATGGCTTTGGCTATATCTAATATTATTTACTTTGGTTTTTAGGGTGCGTGGAAGTATTAGCCTTGTTGTTATAAACATGGCTAAAATGGTTAGCGCAGATCCTAAAAAGTATTCCATAGTGTCTCCAAAACAATTATACTACTTATCTAAAAGAATAACTCTGATTATCTCTTTCAATGTAGCCTGAGACTCTTTACTTAGTTTAGAAACCGCTTCCTGATCCAGCGCTTTAGGAGTCAATGTAACTATTGGATTTTTTTCAGTAACATCCATATCTAAAAATCCATGGCTCCACAAAGACATAGTCTCACGAGAAAAATATAGAGATACTTCCCTATGTAGTTCTGGGCTTATATCTATCAACTTTTCTGTAAAATTGTATATAGGCTCACCAGTATCCATATCTATTCCAGAAACTTCAAGGGCACCAGCCAAGATTAATTGGTCTATTGCATCATCTTCATCTTTAAAGTTCATTGACGAATTCTCCATGTCATTCTTGTAGGACCCTGCTCAATTAGTTGAAACATGTGGTGCTCATACTGATCTTTTAGTTCTTCGTATATATCTGGACTGACTTCTTTCATCTTATCAGTAATTGTATACATCATCTCACCAGTTGCTTCATCTATACCCTGAAATTCAACAGCACCCTGAAGCATTAAGTGTTCAAGCATGGCTTGTTCTTTAAGCCCCATATTACTTACCTGACTTTGCTCTTGCCTTCTTCAAAGCGTCAAAATCTTTGACCTTTGTCTCTCCCATATAGCCCCAGGCATGGCCATCATTGATCATCTTGTCATTAATTGAGACGGTATCTCCATCAAGGTAGACCCAACCAAGGATGCGACCATACTTTTCTGATGAGTCCATCTTCTCTGTCTTGATCACTACAGACTTAGCACTGTCAATAGCAGCCTTCAAATAAGCCTTTGCTTCCAGTCCTAAAGCCTTTTCAGCCTTGTCTGTAGTACGAGACTCAGGTGTATCAATACCAGCCAGTCTTACCCTTGAACTAAAAGAAATATCAAACCCTAAATCAATATCGACATCAATGGTATCTCCATCAACGACTTTTGTTACTTTCTTTACATAATATTCAAACATTTGTGCCCCCTTAGACCCAATACTTAATTATAGCAGTTGCTGCAAGAATTGACCAGATTATATTAAACCAAATAATTGTTGGTAATGTTTTTACTGTTGATGACCAAATTAAAGATAAACTGGTTATTAATGCAAAGATGTATAGCCACCAAAACTGTACACCAAAAATAAGACCTGGAATAATAATTGCTGCCTTGGTCATAAAGGCAAAGAACTCTACCGTATTTGGTAGGTTCCAATAAGACTTATGCTTCATTGTCTTTAGAGCATTAATCCACTCTGTTCTAAATTTCATTTTAGTCCCTCCAAAAATTGCCTATGATTTGTACATTCTGAAACTTTGTACTGTCTGTACTTGCTGTGATATTCATAGTTTTCTACTGCTTTTTTATACTCATCAGAAAGTTCTACATATTCTTTTGCAAGATTTTTATTAATTTTTTCTTGTGCTGAACCAATCAAAAACCAACTCTTAGAGTGCCAATGGTTTCCGTTATCTCGTGAACTTGGCATTCTTTTTTGCCAAGCGTCTAACTTTTTCTTTATTTTTTCTGGTGCATTTTCATATGAAAATTTGTTCCAGAATTTTGTATCTTTGCGTAGGGCCATGTAATGAAAATATATAAGGTCTAGAACATCATCATTCATATTTACAATAATCTTATTAAACTCTGCTCTTATTTCAGGAGAATTATTGGTTAGAAAGTCTGGACTACCAAATATCTCAGTCAATTCAACCATACTTACCCACAAAGAAGTCGCCTCAAGTGGCTCTACAAAGTTTGCTGCCAAGCCAACTGCTACACAGTTGTTTTGCCATGGCTCCTCAAATGCTCCTGGGCTAAATTTAAAACCACCCTTATCTTTTCTTGGATAGTGAGGAACAAAGCCTAAGAAATCTTCAATCTCTTTAATTGCTTCTTCTTCTGATATCAGAGACGAGTCATAGACATAGCCACAACCAAACCTTGTCTGTAGAGGAATCTTCCACATCCATCCATATTTCATTGCAATTGCTTCTGTATATGGTGGAATTTCTTCTGTCATATCCAAGAAAAATGGAATTGCAGAATCTGTTGGCAAAAATTCTTTATAACTTTTCCATTTAGAGTTAAAGGTTTTTCCAATAATTAGCCTATGAAATCCACTACAATCAAACACAAAGTCGCACAGAATATTTGATCCACCATCTAAGTCCAAACTGATTACATTATTGTCTTTATCTAAATGAACATTAGTTATTGTGTCCTCAAATACTTCAATACCTCTTTCAAGACCTATCTCTTTAAATCTTGCTGCAAGTTTTGTAGCATTAAAATGAAAAGATGTATAGCCTATCTTTTTATAATCTGAAAGAGTATTCCCATCTTTATTTTTTTCAAGAACAAAAGGAACTTTATTTTTTTCTGAAACTATTTCTGTAAAGTCTATATCCCTTACATTATTATTTAATACAATGCTTGAGACCATCATTGGGCTTGCAGACAAGAACCGAGAAGAAAGTGCCTCTGTTCCAAGAGCATTGTCCGTAAATGCAAAACCATGATAATAAAAGTCATTTTCGTTATTCCAATTTGTAAATTTAATTCCATTTTTTATTGTTGCATCACAATTTTTTACTAAGTCTTCAAAAGTTATATCTAAGGTTTCTAAAAATGCAGGTAAGTATGGTGTGGAGCCTTCTCCTGCACCCAAGATACCAATATCTTTTGACTCTATTACAATAACATTTAGTTTTGGATACTTCTTTTTTGCGGTCAACGCCGTAAGCCATCCAGCACTTCCTCCACCAACAACAACTATATTCTTTGTCATTACTTTCTTCCCCATTGTATATAGTTCCATCCACGCTCATGTGCGTAGTAGATAAATACTTTAACTACCGTTTCCCAAAATGCAATCGTCACAGAGAGAGAAGCGTTTTTTGTAATGACATAGGCAACAGCAACAGAGGAAAGCGTTCCCCATATGCGATAACTAAGTGCCTTAACAAATGACCTTGCCTTGGTTACTGTCATTCCTTGCCCCACCTAACAGCATTCCAAATTCTTTCATGATAATAGTATGCCACAAAGTTAACCCCATTGGTTATTAGTGTAGCAATAGTAGCCAGACTAATATCTTCGCTCAAAGCATAAAGAGTCACAAACCCTGAAACCATTGCGACAACTCTCCATGTTAAAGACTTAACAAGTGATCTACTTTTCTTTACGCTCATCTTTGTCTCCAAACATTATTCGCTCTTCTGCTTCGTTCATTAAGCGACCAGACTCTTCTAAATAATTAAAGACCCAACTGCTTGCGTTTTTCAGTAGCCGATATAGCATGAATGTCTGCCCCCAAATCCACTTGCTCAATCTTGTATCCTACATCACGACCATATACAATGTTGGTAATGTTTGGTAGTCTTAATACCAATGCACCATCCATAAAGTCGTCCTTGGCAATATATTCCTTTACCTGATCAAACTTAAGAGGATCCTTATCGCTTGTATTGTAGGTATTACGGACTCCAAGCAGTACTTGGTCTGTTCTCTTCCCTGCCTCTTTATAAAGGGCGTGGTGGCCCTCGTGCCAGGGCTGGTACCTACCCAGCATAAGTGTTGTAGGTGCAGACCAATCATGAAGACTAAACTTATCGATGATGTGAGATGCCTTTGCTTCTGCATCTAAGTTGTGACTAATAAAAGATACATCTGCATTGGTTGGTCGTTCAAACATTTTGTTTGTGTCTTCGAATCTACCCTCAGCAATAGTGTCCATGAATACTAAAATGTCTGGCTTGCCAAATGCTGCACGAGTTAGATCTGTTGGGCATACAAAGTCAACAATTACTGAAGCAACGCCTTGCTTAGCAATAAGCCTTGCCATCTCTCCCATACGACGAGCCTGCTCAAGTCTGTCCTCTGGTGCAAACCCCAAGTCTGAGTTGACTGTTGCACGAACCTCATCTGCATTAAGATGAATAGCATTAATGCGTTCTTTAAGTGCCTTTGCTAATTCTGTTTTACCAGAACCTGGTAGTCCAATAATTTGAATAATCATTTTTTCCCTATTTCTATGTTTGGCATAATATCAATCAATAAATGCACTCTATCTATTTTACTACCATTCTTTACAAAATGAGTTCTTGAGTTATTGATTTCCCAGCATTCCCCAGTACCCATCTTAACTTGTTCATCACCTACGCCAAAAAATACATCATCAGAAGTCACAATTGGTATGTGATTTCTTTTTGAAAGCATAAGATAATCTCCTGAGTCATGGTGTGGTGCTATGTCCTGACCTGCCTTTAACTTAATCAAAAGTACCATACCTCTAACTCCGTCTTGTGTTTTTTCAAGGTCTGACACTATTGGCTCAAGCAGTTCAAGCAAATTCTTGTCGTTGGATGTAGTCTCAGTGGCAAACTCACTACCCTCTTTCCAACGAAGGTCTGCAGTATAAACAAAATATGAGTTTGTATCTTTATGAACATAGTGCTTATCTTGCCTTGATGTGTTAAGAAACCATTCTTTAGAAAAACTATCTATGTAATTTTTGATTGGCTCAACATCATATTTTCCATGATGCTTAAAATTAAAGTCTTCCAATGTTTTTCTCATTTTTTCTCCAGGGTTTTACTAAAATCTTTAGAATATTCAAAGTTTATGAAATCAGAACTGTATAGTTCCTGAGTCATATCTATTGCTTTTTCTGTGTAGTCTTCCATATATGATTCTACCACATAGTTTCCTAAATTATAAAACCCAAGTGTCCACCCAAGTTCATTCTCTAACTCTTTTAAGTTTTCAAACCTATATAATCTATTAACCTGTAGGCTGCCATTATCAATAATATAAAATGATTGTGGAAGATGCAATAGTGGGCTTATCGGAGATATATTGTTTTGCCTAATATTGTCTAAATATTTTACAAAAGATATATCTGTCTTGTTAACCTTATTAAATTGCTTATAACAACTATAAGTCCTTGTGTATGGATTTCTTACAACAGAAAAAGAAAAAACACTCTCATCAATTTTGTTTGCTTCCTTTAGATAGGAATAAGGGTCATGGTGTCTTGGCCATGCCCTATTCCAGTTATCTAAATTATTATCGTTCAGCACCTTAGAGATGGACGAGCCAGCAGTCTTTGGGATGTGAACAAACAAAACGTGAGAATATTGCTTTTCTTTTATAAGCATACTAGTTTAACTAACTAGTTTTTGTCGCTCATCAAGTACCGTCAAAGCAAAGGACATCATCTTCTTGTACCCATCTTTGTTGTTCATGATGTTGTTGTAATGGTGACCACAAAATAGCAGGTATCCGCTAATACCAGAGACCTTTACCAAAGCCTCAGCGTTGCACCTATCGCATCGATCTGCTGGAGATAGTTGCCACTCTTGCCTTACTTCATCTTTAACCATTGTAAACATTATACTACCGCTTTCTGTTATCAGTGGAATAAAATCCACTACCGTTGAATACTGCTCCTATATTAGAGTATACACGAACCAGAGGCAGATTGCAAGTTTCGCAATCGTACCCTGGATCGTCTTCTTTAATTGATCTTTCTTTTGTATACCTTTGACCGCAAGGCATACAATCGTATTCGTATAATGCCATTATGTTATTTCTTTTTCTTTTCTTTTATATACCAAACAGGCAGTTTTAGTTCATCTCCAGACCATTCATAGCCTAAAGCCTTTACAACAAACTTAATAATTTTAATACGCATTATTTTACCTTGTGTCCAAACTTTGCCCAGACTCTCTCATGTAGGTAATAGAATGTCATTTCTAATGCCATGTATGAAAGTGCATATAGTCCAACATACTCCCATTCAGCCTCACCATAAATTATATGGCTTGCTGCAAATAAAATTCCAGCAACAAAAGTAAAATGTACAAATGGCCAACTGATTGTTTTTAGTAGTGATTTCTTTTTAGATTCCATTATAGAGCCACTGGACCCTTTCCTCCGCCACCAGATGACTTCTTTGCAGTAGGCTTAATTTCCTTTGGTTCTGCCTTCTTAACTGGTGCTGCAGAGGTTGCAGATGTAACAATCTTATTTAATAGTGGAGCATTCTCTTCACCAGTGTAAACTGGACGGCCCCAACCAACAACAGCGTTAACCAACTTCTTCTTGTTGTTCTTTACATATGCACGAGTCTTCTCTACGCACATTCCGCCGTTGCGCTGATCTCCCTTTGCAGTTCCTGAAGTGTTTCCTTCAATAACTTGAATAGTTCCATCACCATTATTCTTAATGCAAAGACCAACATGTGAAATGCGATTTACACCATCTTCTGGGAAATCAAAATAGATCCAGTCTCCTGGAGTTGGATCATCATTACGAGCATCTGACCAACGCTCAGCCTTCTTAAACCAGTCTGCTGCTGCTACTGTTGATGCAGACTTAGGGAATGACTTTACCCCCGCAGTAAATGCTGACCAAGAAACAAACGATTGGCACCATGGTTGGAAGTTTACCTTAATCCATGCACCGTACTTTGTTTCGTTATCCTTTGGGCCTTCAATTGTGCCCACTTCTTTCTTTGCAACCTCAATGATTGCTTCTACTGATCCTTTTGCTGCCATTTTATTCCTCCTTGTAGGTATGACAATATAATTATATCATGACAGGGTATGCCCATTTATAGGGATTGCCATCTCAAATATTTTCTGTATCCTTCTAAATCTACTACATTTGGATCTACCCACCAATCCTCATGGTACTCTCTAACAACCAGTGAGTAGCCAAGTGAATCTAAAATCTCTCGTTGGGCATCTCTTATTGCAACATTTCTCCAATACATATTTGCATCATGCTCAAATGAAATAACTGTAAATCTATACTTATTTAATGGGACAGCAATAAGTCCGTGCAAAGATTGATGGGCATTCCCATCAGGTCTTCCATTGAGTTTGTATCCAGAGTCAATGTCTACCTGCAAATAATCAATCTGCTTTGGAAATCTATTTTCTTCAAAGTATCTCACATAATCAAATTTTGTTGCATCGCCAAGAATACATGGGTTCTTTCTATTTTCTGAAACTTCTTTATGCAATTCTGGAACAATTTCAAAAGACACACCCTTCCAGTCAAACTCTGTTTCTAGTCTATATGTGTTACTTCCTTTTACAGAATGATATGCTCCAAGTTCTACATAGTACCCGCCAGTTTTTTTGTCTAATAAGTCTATTACAAATTCTTCTTGTCTGCTTGTTGGTGCAACCTGCATTGTTATCCCTTTCATTGGTTTTGCGCTGCCCCACCTGGCCTCGATCCAGGGACATCCGAATTAACAGTTCGGCACTCTACCAACTGAGTTATAGGGCATTGAGGCAGTTTTAAGTCATACCAAGGACTTTTAATTAGTTACGAGTATAAGATGTAGTGCCAATTAAAATCTTTGGAAGAGACAAGAGGTACTCTCCAAAAGTCTTATGTGTATTTCTATTTACATATGATGCTGCTGATACTGCAGTTGCTACAGAACTTCCAGCAGTTTCAATTGGTGAACCATTATACTTAGTAATGCTTACTTTCCCAGGTGCAACCATATCAAGACCAGGACCTGTGTTGGTTAGTCCCTCAAGTTGAGTTGCGTTTCCAAGTGCTCCTACTCCAATAACACCGTTAACGCATGATGGAAAACCAACCACATCTTTTCGTCTATCATTTCCTGTTGCAGCGAACACTGGAATATTGTTTGCATTTAGAGATGCAACTGAATCAATTACGACTGTACTTTTTGAGCATAGTGCAAGGTTGTTAGCACTTACTGAAGACTGACTAATTGATAAAGCATCGATGCTGTACTTTGATGCATTCTTTGATACCCAGTCAATTGCTGAGGTTAGTGCTCTTACATCTCCTCGTGAGTTTCCAAGACTTGTAACATCACTAAATCTAATAAAAACAATCTTTAGATTTGGATTAACTGTTAGTGCAGCCTTTACCATTTGGTCTCCGTGAAAAGTTGAATTGTTAAGATCAAAGTTGGTGCTGTTCTTTTGCAAAGGCCATGGTGCGGATGCTGCTCCTGGACCTTCCATAAATAGTTCTCCGTTAGGACATGACATGTTCTGAGTAACAATCTTAGACTTTACAGTAGTAAAGCAAACCTCATGAATAATTGATGGAAAATTCTTTGCATTAATTGCTGTGTCAATAATTGCCAAGACTCTTTCATCTTGTGCTTGTGCTGGTGCAATTGCTGTAAATGCAAGTGCGATTGTTAGTAGTGATAGTAGTACTTTCTTCATTGTTTTCTCCTTGTTTATTATTGTTTGATTTTTAAAACTACTTGGCAAGGGTCTCCGCCCTCTTCCCATTCTTGCTGTTCTTCATCTGTCATATAGGGATCTCCCTCATGAGTGTTGCAGAACGGCTCTGTTACCCATCCCCGCTCAATTCCATTTTCAAGCCAGATCTCAAACTCATCAAAGTCTGACTCTATGTTCTGAATGTCCTTTAGGATCTCTTCAAATTCTTCGCTCATATTATAAGTATACTCCTAAGCGCTTATGATGTCAACTGGTCCCATGCAGGATGGGTTAAATTTAATTGCTGCAGATACTGCCTGTTGTACTCTATTCCTTGCATTTTTTTGTTTGTCTGTTGCATACATTACTCCATATGCATACTCTGAACCAGAGCCAATAGAAATATATGGCAATGAGTATTTAGACAAAGACATATCTCCAGAACTATGCTCGTATATTTCTCCACGAATACCAATAATCAAACTAAGTTCTCCATCTTTAGATGTATCAATCCAAAACTCGTTATAGAATTCACGAAGTTCTTTAATGAACTTAGTATGCATATACTTATCTGTGTCTTTAATGTTAGGTGCTGATGGTCTAAAGTTGTGTCTAATTCTGTCACCATCCATTGATCCAGCGTATCCGATTAAATAAGGTCCAACTTTCCAAACCTTTGGTGATTCAAGTGCAAGGATTACTCCGTCATCTGATGCTCCACGATCTCCAGCCATATAAATCTTTTCTTCATGGCGTAAAGCAACAATACAGGTCATGACAAAGCCCTCTCCAGATAGGTGATACTCAAGTATACCATTGCCCAGAGAGGGCTGTCAACTAAGGTCAATAATGACTAATTAGCCTTTTTGTCTACCGTCTTAAACGCATCATTGATTTCTGCCAATGTGAGTTTTCCATCGTCCAAAAAAGCCCTTGCCAGTCTTTCAATGACAGTTGCTACGCCTAATAGTCCTGCTAAGAATACTGCCTGTATTGTGTCAATTCCTACAACTGCTCCAGCACCAAGTACTGATAGACCAGAAGCAGCGAAAACTGCTACGATTCTCATCAAGATATTAGTGATTGCCTTTTGTGGGTGCTCCTTCTTGGGAGGCTCTACTACCTTTTTAGTTGCCATATTTAGTCCTCCTTTCTTAGTGGGATTGTTATTAGCCAGATTACTGTGGTTGCAAGTACTGCAATACCAACAATGTCTCTTGCTGATCCCGTCAAAGTTAACCATGCTATGAAGAAGCCAAGGAGGGTAAAGGCTTGTGCGATTATTTCCACCCCTGCATCTTTTATCCATGTGAAGAATCCCTTCACAACCTTTTTGATTATTTTCATATTACCTCCTCATCCCAATCATTACGTTTGCAATCTGTGAAACAATGATTACTGGGATAATGACTTCCTGGGCTTTTTCTCTCTGATCATCTGTCATGTCCATACCTAATTCAGAGAAATTAGATAGGAGTTCTGCTACATCCACTTCAAATACTGCACCAAGTGGATCCTCAAGAAATGCCTCTGTTTGTACTTCTGTTACTGCATCTGCTAATGTAAATGGCATTGGTGTATCCCCTGCTGATTCTGCTCTATCTGTAAACTCAACGAATGCTTCTGCCAGTGCTGGGTTAGACTTCATCTGCTCAGCAATCTGTGCAACTTCTGACGGCTTAATACCAAGGTCTTCTGCAACTTCTACTTTTGCTTCTTGCGTCAATGCTTTGAGTGTTTGGCTAACTGCTGTAACTTGTTCAGGGGAAAGAGTAACTAACTTATTATCCTTGCTTGTAAGGTTAGCAATAACTCCAGATAAATCTTCTGATGTACCAGTTCCCTTTTCAGGAATGAGGGCTGCTAATACTTCATCTTTGATTTCTGCATCTGGTTCAGTCCAAGGATTATCTTCTGGCTCTGGATCTGGTCCAGGTTCTGGGGAAGGCTCTGGGGTAGGTTCTTCAGTAGGATCTACAACTGGCTCCTCAGTTGGTTCTGGATCTGGTGTAACCTCTGGGGTAGGTTCAGGTGTAGGCTCGTCTGTAGGGTCTACTGTAGGCTCTGGAGAAGGCTCTGGTGTAGGTTCTTCAGTTGGTTCATCTGTTGGGTCTGGGGATGGCTCTGGTGTAGGTTCTTCAGTTGGCTCTTCAGTCGGTTCTGGAGAAGGTTCTGGTGTGGGTTCTGGGGTAGGCTGATTGGCTGCAGCATTTGCTGCTGCTTGAGCAATAGCAGCATTAAGTTCTCTTTCTGCCTGATAATAATAATATTCCCAAGCATCACTAATAGCATTATTTAAGTCAAGGATTGACTGATTGTATATTTCTATTCTGCTATTCTTCAACTCTAAAGCATCTTCTGTATCTGCAACTGCATCAAGATGTTCTTGTGTCTTTGTTTGCAATACCTGGTTCATTGATGACAGTGTTGAATTTTCAGAGTTGTATACGCTTAGTTTGTCATTGTATACTGCCAATTTATTGTTATAGTTTGTTTGTGCTATAGCCTGTGCTGCAACAGCATCATTGTAAGCATTTAACTGTGATTGAGTTGGTCCTGATCCAGAGGAAAATGTATTAAGATTACAACTAAAATTTTGTCCCCATACTCTTGGGTTTCCAGCATAATCACATCCTGCACCAGTCCACCCTCCAGGGATTCCCCAGCCAAGAAGGTAGGAACCTGGTCCTCCACCGTTATACCACCATATTTCTACATCTAAAGTTTTGTCTTCACTAACATCATATACGGGAGAGTAATCGCTCCAAGTTGTCCCTTGCTCTACCCAGTTATCAACAGCAAGTTGTCCGTCAACATACATCCTAAAACCATCATCCGTATATCCTGCAAAGTAGGTTTGTGTAAACCATGAAGGGACTGTTATCTGTCCAGTAAATTTAACTATAAGGTTTTCATATCTATTTCCGCACACTGGAAGTTGCATGCTGCTTGAGTTCCAGGTGCCAGAACAAAGAACAGATCCTGGGGTAGCAACATTACCCTGTCTAACAAGAGTGTAAACAGTGTATGCCAAACCTGTTCCTCCAGCACTCTGCATATTTGATTGAGTGGTTTGAACATTAATGTTGGCTATGCTTAGTGCATCTTGAGCATCATTCTTTTCTTCAAGAGCGTTCTCTTTATGTTCAAGGGCCAAGGCTACTGTGGCTGTCTGACCATCCACATTTGACTGGGCAAGGTTCTTTGCTTCTAAGGCTGTGGCTTCTGCTTCTACTGCATCTTCGTGGGCATCATAGGCATCATCTTTAAGTTCCTTCGCATTTGTGGCTGAGGCAAACTTATTTTCTGCTATCTCTATAAGATCTATAAAATCATCTTGGTAGCCAAGATCGTCTACGCTATCGTTAAGTTCCTGTATTTCTTGGGCTGCAACTGTGAGTGGATCGTCAGAGTGGGCACCTTCTGGGGAGATAATGAGCCAGCCGAATGCTAAAAGTGTGGCTGCTAGTATGCGTATTAGTCTTTTAATTTACCTTTCCCCCTTGCAGACCTGATGTCTGATAGGATGATTATACCATTTTATTGCACAAAAAAGGGGCTACCATAATTGGCAACCCCTTTAGTGTTGGACTAAATTACTTAACTAGAGTAACCTTTGCCTTTGGATTCTTCTTGTTCCAATTGTTTGCTAGTGTGTTGAATGCCTTCTTCAAAGAAGCAAGTGCTGCTGCATTATCTGCAGTCAACTTGGCAATCTGTGCATCCTTAGCAGCAAGTGCTGCATCAGAAGCGACCTTTGCATCAGCAAGAGCCTTTGCAGAAGCAGCCTTCTCAGCAGCAAGAGCAGCAGCAGATGCTGCCTTCTCTGTTGCTAGTGCAGCAGCAGCATCAGCGTTAGCCTTTACAACTGCAGCATCTGAAATAGCCTTAGCAGCAAGTGCTGCATCCTTTGCAGCCTTCTCAGCAGCAAGTTCTGATACTAGATCACGAACTGCAATCTCTGCGAATGGTGCAAGTGTTGGAGCAGTCAAACCAACTACTGCTGCTGAAACTGCATCTGATGATGTTGTTGGTGCAAAAGTAATTAGTGAGCGTGTTCCTGTTGTTGGAAGAGTAGCCTTAAAGGTTGCTGTTCCAAAGTCTGTTAGAGTAGCACCAGTTGTTACTGTTGCTGTATCCATAACTGCTGTTGAAGCAAATACGGTTGCTGTAATTGACTTGCCAGATACCTTGTTGCCAAATGCATCTGTTGCAGTTACAACGATATCCTGCTTAGTTCCTGCTGCACCTGCTGAAGGTGCTGAAACTGTTAGGTTGTTGATCTTACCAGCAGTACCCTGTACATAGTATGTAAGAGTTGTTCCACCATTGTTAATTACAACGGTTCCAATTGCTGTTGTCTTTGTGTAGACAAAAAATGTTGCAGTTGTTCCAGTGCCTGTTGCGATTGTCAAAGATGATGATCCTGACGATGCTCCGACTGGTGCTGCTGATGTGTGTAGTGCTGATACGATTGTTGCGTTAGTTGCTACTGCAGAAACTGATGTTCCTGCTGCTACTGTTGCCACAAAGCGTAATGCATCTGCTGCATCGATTGTGTTATCTGCTGGTACTGGCAATGTGGCAGGGGTAGCAATTACACCATTAGTTGTATTTGCTGTTCCATCTAGCGTTACCGCTACTGTCATTACTGTAGCATTTGCAGGTGCTACGGCGACCATGCCCAAAGTCATGGCTGCAACCACGGCTAGTGCGATTTTCTTGAATGAATTCATTCGGTATTTCTCCTTATTTATAGTAGATTTAATCTATCCAAATAGTCTTTTACGTCATCTGGCATAGGTTTATATTGTATCACGTTCTCAGGTAGTTCGTCAACTCGCTTAGATCTGTCTCTAAAAGTATGAACCTCTACTTCACTGTCTGTATTTTTAGGGGTATGAGATATAGCCCCAAAAATAGCACCACACACAGCATCGGCCAAGTCTTTTGACTTTTTGCGTGGGTGGTCAACTCTATCATTTTTCATAATCTTTAACTGTGTTAGTTCATCAAATAATAAATCAATTGCTGGCATGGCAAGTCTTTCCTCATACACGAGCATAGCCATATCCTCATAATGTTTCTTGGCAACAGAAACAGTATCAGTTCTCATTCCAACCTGCTTCAATTCATTTTGTATATCAAATGATTGCCAACGGTCAAAAGAAACCATTCCAATATCAAATCCAAGCCTTCTAAGATTTTGAATCCATTGTTTAACTTCTGATAGATTTACTGGGCCTTCTACCTTTGGTTCCCACCATGCTACTGCATCTACTACTACGATTGGTGCTACCTGTTCATAGTTATTAATTACTTGTATGTTTACCCATTTTTCCACATGTGCAATAGCCACAGCACACTTATCGTGTTTCTGTGCAAGGTCAGCGTGTACATAATACTTCTTTGTTGGGTCTGGCTTAAATGATTCATCAAATCTTTTAAAAGTGTCTACTGGGTTTCTTAGTGTCATGCATGCTCTTACCTTGTCTGCCTGTTTAAAGAATGCATCAGAAGCAAAAGTTGGTACACATGCAAAGCGCATCATAGCATCTCCAAGGTCTGTTAAAAATGCAATCATAAAGTCATCAATTTTACGTGTAGGGTTTACTTCCCATGTAGGTCTCTTTAATGCAAATACTCCTGGATATTTGTATGATGTGATTTGATCTTCGTCCCAAGAAATTTCAAAAGAATTGTCTGCACTGTCTTCTGGAAGCAATGGATTGATAGTAAACTTATGTGTTCGTTCTATAGTTTCTTTTTCAGCAATAACATCTTCGTATCTTTCTGAAATAAAGTCTCCTGGATATCTTGGGAAAGACAAAAGAACAACCTTACCAAGGTCAGGGAAGCGAGAGTCTACTGATCCACGAAAAGCCTTATAGATGTTGTCAGCAGTCTTGCCTTGTTCGTTACCTGTTCCAACCTCAGATGCAAAACCAGAAATCTCATCAAGCACTGCAAGAAGAAGGTTTAGTCCCTCATGTGACTCACGCTCTGAGTGACCAGAATAAACAGTAATTGATTTATCAAACTCAACTGAATCTGCTTTAGCATAATACTTTCCTACAAACCATGGTGATCTTTCAATCTTTGATTTAAAACCTTTAAAGAAAACATTCTTTGCTTGTTGAGCGTTAATAGCCACATTGATTAGGTCGATAGCATCTCCAGATGGCTTACCAAAATACTTTGCTGGGTCTTTAAGACATAGAAGTTTATATACGATGTATGAGCATGCTACGGTTGATGTGAAGTCTTTTCCAGATCCCTTGCCAAGTTGCAGAATGATTTCGTTCTTTGTGTACTTGTCGTAGTATCTTGTTCCTTCTTCTTCTCCCATAATATTAATGAGATCTTCTTTGCGATAGATCTGGCTCATGGCCTCTACGATGTCATACTGAATGTCAGACAGTGGTGGCTGTCCAAGGTATGCTTCACCTTCAACAAATGTTCTTGCGTCTACTGGTATCTCATTAAAATGATCGTCCTGTAGTGCTTCAAGAAACTCATTGAACATCGTGGACAACTGTAATCACCTCATTGTCTTTTGCAAATGCAGAAAGTCTACGCATAATTTCATCACGAACCTGTGGATACTCTGAGGCAATATCTTTTAGAATAAGAACAAGAATCTCTTGACGCTTTTCAATTTCCATCATCTCTTCAGCAAGTTCTTTATTCTCAAGAAGTCCAGCCTTTTGTAGCATATCAATACGCTTAGACTCAATGTCCATTACAAGTTTAATTGCTGCAGTCTTTGCACTAAGATTATTTGTCATTGATGCCTCATCAATAACTTCGTACGTGCGAGAGACTAACTTGCTGTAGTGTGTGTCTGCTGCTGCTAATGCCTCTTTAGCACGAGCACGGATAGCATCGTTAGCAGATGCCATGACTTTCCACTCATTAATAAGTGTAACCACTCTTTGTCTTGGTATATCAAGTTGCTTTGAAATTGCTGTTGGATCGTTGCCCTTTAGGTATTCTTCTACTACCTGATTAACCTGGTCAAGGTGCTTAACTAAATCATCTTCAGTTGACATACTTACCTTCTAATCTATTGATCTCATCTTTAATATAAAAGATTGCTTTCTCAAGATCCTGAATAGTTTTTGATTCATCCTTGATACCCGCTCTCCAAAGATACTTAAAAGCATTGCCAATGTTAAAGTTGCGATGGCGTGTAATCTGAATACATTCCACCCCAGAAGGATCTGTTGTGTAGTGTGTTGGGTGGTTAACTTGGTCAACCGTTATGTTCAGGTTTTCACTCATCATCTTCCTCCCAGTCAAACGCTTCTGGCATATTACGCAGTGTTGCAGTGGCATAGGAGATACCAACTGCTGCTACTAATGATAATATAAAAAGCATATACTTAATCTTTTTCATCGCTTTGATTTCCTTAATTTAAATTTTGCAAGGTAGACATAGATGGTCTCAACACTAGCACCACACTCCTTAGCAATTTCTTCTGGAGTCCTTTTATCCACAAGATATCTCTTACGCATATAGACTTCGCTTGTATATAGTTTAGCACCCACGGTATTAATTGTCAACCCCTTTCTCTTCTATATCATAATTAAATCTATTAGAGTTTTCCATAATCCATTTATCCTGATTTTCAACATCATATTTTCTCTCATTAATTATTCTATCAATCAGGTATTCTTTTTCAAGTGTAAATGATGGCTCATAAATACGAACTCTGTTGTTAGGCTGAATGGCAAAATTCCCATCATCTCTTTGTATAACATGCCCACATTTATGGTCTGCAGGGCTTTCGGAGTAGCCGTCATCTAAAACATTTGTATCTGGATTGTGCCAGTCTAATGTGAATAGATAGGTTCCTTTATGCATTGTTTTTGTTCTATCAATGTAAGACATTCTAAGGTTAGTTAAATTTTCAAACCGAGTTACTGCAATGTGATGGCTAAAAGAATTCCACAAAACTAAATTGTGAAGATCTACTTCAGGTACTCCTGGCTCAGTACAAAATGCAGAGATTGGAAGTCTCCACCAAAGTCCACCATCTGGCATCATAATGTGGAACAATGGGCTTCTGGACTTCAAACTTGACACACCAAAAACAACACACTCAAAGTATTTATCGTGGCTATCTTGGTGATTTCTTAAATAGTTTCCACGCACATAGCAATTTATTGGTGGTATGTTTGCATTTAACTCTGGCATTATTCAGTCCACCCTACTGCTTTATTCCAATTCTTAATTGCCCAATGACCAATTCCGCAGGCATCTGCCACATCGTTGTCTGTTATTGTTCTGTCGTATTGCATGTTAATAAAACTAATTGTTCTTTGCTTTCTTAGTTCTCTCTCATAAGACTTAAGCCATGACTCTGACTTCCCTGGGTTTTGTGACTTAATAAATAGTTTTTCATCTTTAGATATCTTCTTGTTTCCAATAAAGTTCTGCCAAGTAATTGGCGCTACCTTTCCTATAACCTTCGTACCAGACTGTCCTGCTGCTCCAAGAATAGCGCCTTGTACAAGAGCAAGATCAGCAGCAGTCTTAGGGCTATTCATAAACACTGTGTGCTCAATGACGATAGCCTCAAACCCTTCGTATATATCAAGAAAGGCCTTTACCTTTTGTCCAGCATCCATAACCTTTTCATAAGTGTCCTTGCCTTTAAAGTTAATCTTGCCTACCGACTTTAATGTTTTTTCCTGTGTATCAAAAATAGCAAAGGCAAGACTATTAGTGCTTGCATCGATAGCACAAATAGTTTTTGGAGGTTTAGTTCCTATTGCCTCTGCTAATTTCATTTTAAATTATCCTTAATTTTTTTTAACGCTTTTGCTACATCTGAAGGGTTGACATTGCATTTTACGCAAAGAGTTTCGTCATTATATATTGACAAAGGCTCTTTGCATGACTTACAATTTCTTTCCTTTCCTTTTCTTTTTTGTCGTCTAGAAACTATATACCTTGCAGCAATTTTTTCTTTTGTTGCCATGTCTCTACACTCTGGTGAGCAATATATTTGATATGCTATATCTGTTTTAAATTGTTTATCACACCATTGACAATGCTTCATCTATAGGCTCCAAGGACTTTAGTTTAAAGTCTCCCTTGCCAGCATCTGCACAAGCCTTTTTAATAGGACATGATTTGCAAATTTTTGAATTTGAACGATAGTTCTTTTCAGGCAGAGTTCTGTCGACCCAAGCCTTACGAACTGATCTCATCCATTCAAACGTCTGGTCTACCCACCGACGATAATAATCATTTACTTCTACTGGAAGAATAAGCAACTCGTGATTGTTTTTATTTTCATAAATAAGAAC